GTTACGATTAGCTATCTCCTTTTGTCTTTTAAAAAATGCTTTCTTATCTAAATCTAGCATAACTGGTGTATAGTTAGTCGGTTTTTTTTCTATATCACTATAATCTTCTCTCTGAGTAACAGTTAAAGGAGTAATCAAATACCAATTATCTATTTCTTGAAGTTTAAACCAATATTTATCAATCGCAAAAAATTTATGATTCTCAGGATTTTTCATAAGTTTTAATATTCCTTCTTTATAATTTAAAATAAGTTTATCATAGTAGTGGTTTTTTACTAAATAGCCTGTTGTAGTTTGACAATGAGTTACTTGAACACAAGAGTCATCTATTATATTATAAGGAGGTAAGTTGTTTCCAGCAATTAAAACAACATCAAAATCATTATGTTTAGAGAGAAATTTATTAAACTGATTAATAAATATTTCGGGTTTTGTAAACAAAATATCATCTTCTACAATTAATACATGGTCCCAATTATTTATTTTTGCTCTTTCAATAATTTTAAGGTGACTCATACTACAACCTATAGCACCATTTGGCATTTTAATCGCGTTAAATCTTTCAGCATTTATGCCTATAGTTTTAAGTTGATTTTCAACGTGATGTTTTCTATCAGGTCTTGAATGAAGATTAATATAGAACGCGTGTTTAATATCCGAAATTGATTCCATTAAATTAAGATATAGAAATTTATTTAAATAAATTATTTCATTAAATAAATTCTCTAATTAAAAAATATGATAAAGGAAAATTATACAAAAGAAGAAAAAAATAACATATCTAAACATATAAAAAATATTCAATTACAAGATGTTGAAAAAGAAATGAATAAACTTATAGAGATAGGTACAAACGCAAATATGATATCAGAAAGATCGAAAATAGGAAATAATGTAGTAGATTATTTTACATTTGTACAAAGACTAGACACTAAAGGTAAATATGATATAAATTATTTTGAATTTTTACTTAATTTAGATACATTTAGAGAGAAAAAATTTATTAAAAATATGTTAAAATACTACGAGGATGTAAAAAACAAAAATAAAACGAAACATCATTTCAAAGTTTTAAAAGAAGTTTATAATATTTGTATCAGCGCAATTAACATAATGAGACCATTAAATTGTATGGAAATTTTCACAAGATTTAATGCTAAACGAGTATTAAATTTCTGTGCCGGTTGGGGTGGTACAACAGTAGCAGCAGCAGCTTTAGGACTTGACGCACATTATGGTATTGAAATTAACAGTGATCTAAAAGAACCATATGACAATATGATTTCATATTTAAATAAAAAATCAAATACTGAATTAAAACTATATATACATGATGCAGCTTTATTTGATTATTCTACATTAGATTACGATACGGTATTTTCATCTCCACCTTATTATTTTATAGAAAAGTATTCTAATAATGTTATATATAATTCAAAAAAAGATATGGATGAAAAATTTTATAAACCAGTCTTTTCTAAAAGCTATAATGGATTAAAAAAAGGTGGTTATTTTATTATTAATGTTTGTAAAGAAGTATATGATAACGTCCTTAAAAACTTATTCGGTGAGGCTCACATTATTTTTACTCTAAAAAAATCAAAGAGACAAAACAATTATAATGAAATGGTTTATGTCTGGTTAAAAAACACCACCTAAACCAACCCTAGCACTGGCTTGTGCTCTAGGTTTTGCTCCAATATATCCAGCATATTGCGGCGAATATTTATTTGGAGGTTTTTGAACATGAATTGGTATTTTTGATATATGATTATTCTGAACAAAATTTTGGTAAATAGGAACTTGTGGTGGTTTATATTGTTGTTGTTGTTGATAATTATAAAAACCAAGTAGATTTTCCTCGGGAAGTGAGTTATTATCATAATTATCATGTTCTATAATATTTGAAAAATTATTATATGAATCTTCTTCAATTTCTTTGCGTTTATCTTCTTGTATTTGTTTCAAAAGTTCCGGTGGTACTGGTCTACCCATTTTAATCAAATATTTTGCTACATTTTCCCTCTTCTCTCTTGTAGTTGGATAATGAGGTATATTTGACCAGTCAGTAGTAGATATAACAGTTTTTTTAGTCTCTTTTATTTTGTCTGGATTAATTATTTTTCTTTTTGGTTCTCTCAAATCATAACTGTAGTATTCTTCAGAACCAAATGGTATATAAGTTAAAAATGTTTTTATGTTTACAACCTTAATATTTGGGTTATGAACAACAAAAATGTTATCATTTGGGTTATCTGATTTATCATCAATTGTGTATTTTATCTGGGTCATAGTTGACAAACCATCTTGTCCATTATCATATTCACCTCTCCATGGATCTTTTTTGGATATAATTCTAGATATTCCATCAAATAATTGTAGTATTTCTGGACTACCAATATTGTAAAATACACTTCTATCTACCTTTAAACCTAAACGGTCACATCTTTTTTGTAATACATTATCTTCCATTCCCCAACCCCAAAAACACGGGAACCCATTTGTTTTCTCAAAATCAGCTCCTTTCATTACTACAATTCCACCTAAAGCATATTTAAAACCATAATAATGTTTTACTACTCCGTGTGTAGTTTCATAATCAAAAATTTTATTGAAAGGAATTGTATCTACATCATTGAATATAAAAGTAATATCTTTGTAATGTTGAGGATACTTATTTTTAGCCGCAATAAAGCCTATGTTTTTTACAGCACCTCTATTGAAAGTCCTCGCGTCACATTGATGAGAAAAAAAAATTTCATAGTCAAGTTTATCCTCTAATATATATGTCATATATTTAGAAAAAAAAAATTTATGTTGAACACGATTTCTATACGGAACAATAAAAATACGTTTTGGAATTTTTACTTCTTCAGACATTATAGTTATCATAAAGTTTTTATTTTTAAATTTATAACTATAAATTTATTTAAAAATAAATAATTGTAATTTCTAAAGTTTATTTTATATTAATTTATACCTTAAAATTTTATTTATTTAGAATATTTTATTTATTTAGAATATTTTATTTATTTAGAATATTTTATTTATTTAGAATATTTTATTTATTTAGAATATTTTATTTTGTAAAAAATAAAATATTAATTAATAGTATAATGGGACGCCATGAAGTTGTAGGCACTGGTTATTCACCTTTGGGTGAAGCACCTTTAAATTTTCCAAACGCTGCCAGTTTGTTAAGCACTTTGTATTCTGACAAAGATTTTACTGATATAGTAGATTTAGTTGGACCTATTATGGTACGCACAGGTTCTGATGACGCAGATACTAATTCACTAAACAAAAGTACATCTGCTTTATATTCTACAGGCGGAGCATTAAACTCAAACACTTATAATGCTATTGTAAATAAACTTATAAATTACTGTAAAACAAAGGGAGCAGCAATAAATCTTGATTTCCGCATTATGTGGTTGGATGCTAATAAAAATGTAGGTTTTGATTCAGCAAAAGCTACACTAGGAGGTTCAGGTAAATTAACTGATATTACTGCTGTCGGTTCAAATGTTACTTCTAAAGCTTTCCCTAAAATATATGAACCTACTAATAATATCAACGAAAATCATGTAGGTAGAGTTGAAATGGGTGTTGCTGAACGTGCTGCTAGCGGTATTGCTTTTAATCATAGATTTTCAGGCACACTTAAAAAACAAGAGGCTAGAGTTGTTATCGCATTAAAAAATGGTAATATGGTTACAGGTTTATTGAGTCCTTCAGTTTCTCTTAATTAAATTTATAAATTATACATTTTAATATAATAAAATTATATTAAAATAATTTATTCAATAAAATTTTTACCATATAATTTTTATTTTTTGTATATTTTTAAGTGAATGAAATCGAATATTTTTTTAGTATTGCTGCTGGTATTATATTTTCATCTCTCGTAATTTTTTCTAGCTTTTTGTGACACTTATTGATTGTTACCTCACTTGTTTCACTTACATTTTTAACATCCCTTTTGCTTATATTTAATTTACATAATTGTGAGACAAAATAAACAATACCGGCTGCTATAGATGGAGGTGTATTTTCTGGCATTACATCCATTTTTTCAATTTTCATCGAAATAAATTGACATAACTTTGTCAATTCATTATTTATATTTAATTTACTACAATATCTCTCTATAAATGCTTCAGGTCTTGTTTTTCCAAAATTTGTTTTTTCTTTATTATTCATATCTTTTTCTAGAGTGTTTATAATAGAAAGTGCATTTTTACAACCTTTTGTGGCACTTGTTGCGTCTAGATGAAATATTGATGCTATTTCTTTTGCTGTTCTCGGATAATTATTAATTCTACATGCTATATATATTGACGCAGCTAAAATTCCATCTCTATTGTCTCCTCTAAATGTATTATCCGATTCCGATATTTTTTTATGGTAAATTATAGCGTCATCAATAATCATCTTTGGTATGCCAGCATTATGAGCCATTGTTGTAATAATTTGGAAGTCATCATATTGGGATTTTTCTTTGTATGGCATAGATTGCCATTCAGTATAACGTCTTATTTTTCTCATTTCATAACTCATAGGACCACAACATAATACCTTACAACCATACGATGACTCTTGTAAAAGTGGATTAATTGGCATTCCACATCTTGTCGGATCCGAATTTTGGTTATCATCAGCACCATAGTATCTCCATTCAGCTCCCTGATCTACTAAATCTTTATATATTATTCCACATTTATTATTTGTACATGTCAAAAATCCTTCTTCTGAAAATGCTAATATGCTCTCACATCTCTCACAAAATTCTCTATTGCCTGAACCATAAATACATTCTAAAGAAACCTTTATTTTTTCTGGATTCTCAATTTCAGAATCAAATATATTCCAAAGCTCAGGCTTATTTATATTATTATTTTTTCGTTTTTGACTCTTATCTTTATTCATCATTCTTTATTATCATTAAATAGATAAAATATTTTTAATTCAATTTTATTTATATTTTTTTATATATATTTTTTTAATGCTCTATATTATATGGGAAATAGCACCTCATCTATTAAAAAATCTGAAAATCAATTCAATAATTTTTATGAAGTAATTGATTATATTGCTACTTATTATATATTGACAATGGATTTCAAGAGTTTAAGCAAACTCTCTGAAAAGGCATATTGTGATAATCTTGTTGTTTTAACATCTGATATTATTGAGAGATATTTTAATGATATGGATATTACTTTTTTAGCTCAAAGAATTAAAAATGGTGTAGAAGTTAATGAACTACAATCACAAAATGTTAGATTTATTAATAAAGACAATCTTGAAAGTTTAGATGTTTCAAATGATGTTCAAAAAACTATTAGAAAAAAGCGTGTATGTATTGGAATTGCTAAATTTTATGTTAAAATAGCCCATATTTTTGCTGCTATAGTTATGACCATTAATCCTGTTTATACTTATAAAGATGCTACTGGACAAACCGTTAAAACTAGCCTTTTGGAAAAAGATAAAATTCCTAAAAATGTTGACAGAAAATTATATAAATTAAATATTTGTGATAATAGAATTAGAGCTCTAAAGAGAGGTGAAACACCTGAAGATCAAGATGGAAATGTAACTATTCAACCTAGAGTTTGCGATATGAATATGGAAAGTGATGGTAGCATTAAAACACTTGCTGAAGAACCGGGAATTCAAGAACTTATGAGATTATATTTAGACGATAATTATGATTACTCAAATGGAAATTTTACTGGAATGTCTAAACAAACTGAACAGCAATTTAGAAAAGACCTACAATTATTTTATACAGCATTTACAGGTGAACAAGTTATGCCTGATACTATACAGAAATTTAGTGATATTAAACTACGAGATTATAGTAAAAAACCTGGTTGTCAACTACCAAATACTGTCCTTAAAGAAAAATATACTTTGAATAAAAAAGATAAATTATTTGTTAGCTATGCAAATAATATTAAAAATATGATTCAAAGAGCTTCTGATAATCAATATAAATTATTAGAAGTGATAAATTTATTATTTACATATGTTAATGACCCTTATACTGGAAAACGTGTTATTAGAATTAATCCTAAATTAAATGATTCAATATTACAAGCTGCTGTAGTTAAAACTAGAAAATATATTATTGATTTATACGTTAAGTGTGAAGCTGATTATGTTTCTGGTGTTCAAATATATGAAGCTATTGTAGAGTCTAAAATTGTTGAGACTACTCAAAATCAAATTAATAATCTCAAAAAAACAGCCAATAAAATTATAAAAGAAACTAAGATGACATCAGCACAATCACAAACACAACCTCCAGTTGTTATACCTGGTCCTAACCCAATATTACAAAATAATAAAGAAATACCTGCTCCTTCAATTGCCGCGCCTCAAATGAAAACGGATGCGGAATCATTAAATGTTAATACTTCAACATCTGGAACAACACAAATTGCTAAACCAGATGAAACATTAATAAATAGTCAGACAATGCCCACTACTACTACTACAGGACCTACTACAGGTACTACTACAGGACCTACTACAGGACCTACTACAGGTACTACTACAGGACCTACTACAGGTCCTACTACAGGACCTACTACAGGACCTACTACAGGTCCTACTACAGGACCTACTACAGGTCCTACTACAGGACCTACTACAGGTCCTACTACAGGACCTACTACAGGACCTACTACAGGACCTACTACAGGACCTACAACAGGACCTACAGGTCAAGAAAATACTTTAGGACAACAAACGACTATTACAGGACAAACTAGTAATTTATCATTAAATGATACAAAAAATGTAAATCCAAGTGCGGAATTACCTCTTAATCAAAATGTGTCAAATCTGAAGCAATCTTAATATATAAAAATTTAAATTATTTTAAAATATTTAACAATTATTTTAAAATATATGGAAATTATTTTATTATATATATATAATGCAAACTCGTAGCAAAACTAGACATGCTCGCACTAAGCGTAGTATTTATCGCTCCCGTGTTAAATCATCTCCATGCAGAGGACAAACTCAAAAATGTAGAGAAAAATATGGATGCAAAAAAACTCGTTCTGGTAGAAGAAAGTCATATTGCAGAAAATCTCACAATAGAAATGCTTAAATTATATAAAATTAAATAGTTTTTACTCTATGAGTAATATCTATTGCTCTAACAGTAATGTCAGTTGACTTAAAATAATTATTATTATCCCACATCTTATATCCTAGAAATTGTTCTTGTTCTTTATCCAAATTTTGCCATATTGTTTCGACAGTACGAGGCGATAAAAGTATTTGTCTTTGTTGTATAAAATTATAAGTGTTAGATTTTTTATATTTTTTATTTTCAACAAAATAGTTATATTTTTGTTGTAAGTTGAATTTTTCTTTTATGTTTTTTAAAACATACGTATAATTGAATAATAAATCTTCATAATTGATCAGAATATAGTTTTTTACTTTTTTTGGCATAACATTTAACAAAAAATCATTTTTAACTTTTCTAAGTTCAAAAATATTTTTATATTTATTATTTGTAATGTAGTTTAAATCTTTTTTATTTACTTTATAATTATATGTATAAAGTTTATTATTAAATCTAAAAATTTCATTATTTAAAATAGCAGTTTCAATATTTATTTCATTTTCAACAGAATAAAACTCATTAAATAAAAAGTTATTTAAATTACGTCTATTAATTTCTGGAACGTGATGGAGTTCTCTTGAAAATGAATTAATCCAATATATTGGATTCCTAATTATACCAATAAATAATGTATTATTTGAATTTCCATAATCATTATAACAGAAAAAATGTTTATTACCATATTCTGCTGTATAATTTAAATTAAAATTAGAACTTATTGACTCTTCCAAAAAATTTGTACCACTACATCTTTCACCAAGTATAGCAAAATTACTAATTGACATTATTAATATTAACGGTAAAATATATTTTAATAAATCAATTTAAAATTTCAAATTTTTATTTAAAAACATTTTAAATTGATTTATTAAAACATCTAAATCCATAATTAAAAAAATTAGTAATAAATGTATTTGAGGTAGAAAAGCTAATATCATTAACCCGCAAAAACATATTGCTTTATCATCTAGTCTTATTTCTATCATTTTAAACTATATAAAATGTTATTATCATTTTAAATAGTTTTAATTAAATTTAAGCACGGGAAGCAGCAGCGGCACGGGAAGCGGCGGCGGAAGCAGCACGAGAGGCAGCAGCGGCACGGGAAGCAGCAGCAGCAGCACTACGGGAAGCAGCAGCACTACGAGAAGCAGAAGCACTGCGAGTAGCGGAAGCGGCACGGGAGGCAGCGGCGGAAGCAGCGCGGGAAGCAGAA